AACTGCTTCAGTTGTAATTGATTTAATATACTCAAGAATTTTTTTTCCTTCATCACCCTTGAATACACCTGCAAAAGTTTTATTAAGATTACGTTCTTCTTCTTCACTTCTAACGTAACCATCAATAGATTTTGCAGGAATTGGTCTTTTTTCTTTAAGTCCATCCCAGCTCATTATTGTGGTATTTCTCCTTCTTTGGGTGCAGTTTGTAACTGACTAATCTGTTGTACTATTTGTCTTTGTTCTTCTTCATCACGAATAAGTTTTTCAGGCAAATTCATTTTCTCAGCAAGATACTTAGCAGTTTCATTTTGATTAACAATAACATTAATCATTTGAGGACCAAAAGTACCTGCAATAATTTCGTTAAATCTATTTACATCAGAAACATCTTGCATATGTTGAGCTTGAGCTAATGGTGATCTAGCTCCTATTTTAACTTCTCTACCATTAACTTTAGGTAATTCTATTCTACCTTGTTTAGATAATATTCTAATAATTCTTTTTAGTAATGGATGTATAAATTCAGATTGAAGTCTTCCAAAAGAAGAACCTATCTGTCTTGATAAATCTGCCATTCTTTCAGAAACTTCTGTTGCTGTCATTGGAGTTCCTTCTGGTCTTCCAAGAGCTTCCATGTATAAAGCTTTTTTAATATTTTGCCTCATATCATTTAATACTAATTGAGCTACATCAAAGTTAGATGCAGATTGAATTGCATTTAATCCTCTTGATCCTGGAGCTACTGGTATTAAAGATCCAGGTACTAACGCTATGTTATCTGGATTAATTACACCATCATCTTCATAAGTATAAACTCCAGATACTGACATCTGTGCATTTTGTAATATTAACTCAACAGTTAAGTTACAAGTTTTAATAGCTCCCATTGCATTAAATATTGGTCCTCTACCATAAACTTCACCAGATGCTTTATTCCATCTAAATACTAAATAAGGATTAGATCCTTCACCTTCATATTCTTCTTCAAAGATAACTGCTTTAGGATTATCTAATACTACACAGTATTTATATTTTTCTACGTTATCTTGATAAATTTTATATACAGCTTCTATAATTGTTAATTCTTTTTTTTGTTGAAGCAAATCAAAATTTTCAGGCATTACAGCTTTAGGATATAAAACTTTAATGTGTTCTGGTTTTACTTTTCTAGTTCTATAAACTGTATCAATCTTTCCATCTGGGCCATTTAACAAACATACTTTAGGTAATGGTACAGCTGTAAATTTAACAGGATTAATAGCATCACCTTCTTCAACTAACATACAACCAGTACCAACAGCAAGATCCATAAATGCTTCGTGTACTTCTTGATTAAAGTTTGAGTTTTGTAATACTTCAAAAACGTATTCTGTAATTTTATCTAACTGTAAATTAACTTGTGATTTTTGTTCTTCTGGTATTTCAACACCTGCTTGGAAGTCTGCCCATCTTGCAAATGTAGGTACGATACCAGATTGTAATCTTGATGCAAATTCTTGTACACCTACTACTGCAGTTTCATCAAAAATTTTATCAGTTCTTCTTTGTCCTGGCGATTCATCATAGAAAGATTCTCTATTAGGTAAACAATACTCATAAGCTTCTTCAAACTTTTCTCTCCAATGATCTTTGACAGATACAGCTTCTTTATATTTTTCTAAAATAGCATTTGCTTTATCTGATGTGTTAACTATTGGTGTATCATCTATTGTATAATCCATTATTTTTTATTCCATTTGTTTTTAAGTTTTACAATATAAACTTTTATTTTTAAAATTATTTTATCTATATATTTCTTCATCTAAATCTCTTAGTTTTCGCTGCGATACTTTTTGGTTGTTTAACAAATTGTTTTCCTTTTTTATTTCCACGTGCTTTAGCTGAGTTAGTCGCTGATTTTTCTTTAGCCGTAAGAGCTTTCCAAGCTTTCTTAGGTAAATATCTTCGTTTGCCTTCTGATTTTTTACCACTGCTTGTTTGCCATTTTTGTTTTCCCCATTTACTGAGTTTGTTTGATGAAGACTTAGATCCTCTATAGCCTCCACCTGCTTTCTTATAAATCTTTGTAGCAAGTTGCATAGCCCTAGCACTGTGTTTGCCCCCCATTTTTGCTTTAGCTTGAGCTTTAGCTCTTGCCCATAAAGCAGGTTTAGTTTTTTTTGCAACAGCCATTAAGCTTTTTTCTTATTGTTGTTTGCAAAACTTCTTGCTGCAGCCACACTACCAAAGCCCCAAGCTTTTAATGCTAAAGCTTTTCTAGTTGGTCTGCCTTTACTATCCTTCATTGGTCCTTTCATTCCTGCAAACCTTGCAGCAAAAGAAACCCTTCTAGGATTCTTACCTTTTTTAACTGGTGCTTTTAAGTTAGATCCATCTTTACGTTTAAAGAAAGCTCTACCTCTAGCATTCAGTCCACCTTTAGGATTCTGATAAACCTTTGCTACCATTACCCAAAGAAACCTCTACCACCTGCTTGACCAAATAATGATCTAGAACCAATAATTCCTTTAGCAACTTTACTGCTATAAGTTTCTTGTTGTTTTTTTAAATCAGCAGCTCTTGCTTCTTCAGCTTTTCTTGCTTCTGCAATTGCAGGATCTGCTTTTGGTGGTGGTGGTGGTTTTGGTTTAAATATTGAACCCATTATAACTCCTCGTCATCCATATCATCAAAATCATAAGAAGTTAACGAACCCATATTAGCTTCCATTTCTCTTAACAGATCATCTTCTTGATCATGTAAATCTCTCATTTCATCAATGATTTCTTGTACAGATTTTTGTTTCTTTTTAATTTTTGACATTTGGATCCTTACTTTTTTCATTAAATGACTTATATCCTGCTTTTATCAACGCACAATAAAGTTGATAAGGAGTTAGGATATACCATTTATAGAATCCTATTAAACGCATTATAAATGAAACGCAGGTCATATCTTTTATTCTAAAGAGCTGCCATTGTTCTTTTTCTGGACATCTTAATACTTCATAGTCTTTCAAATAGAATAACATAGTTTCAAGTTGTTCTGGACTTAGTAAACTATGTTTTATTCCTGCATGAGTATATTCTAAATGAATCCATAAATTTTTTTCTGGATCAAAGTTTAATGCACCACAATGTTTAAAACCTTTTTTTAAAAACTGTAGCCATTCTGGATAAGGATATTCATCTGCTTCGTAGAAGTATACTAACCATTCCTTTTGAAGATGTCCCATACTTTCCTTTTGCTTACACCTGGCTTTTGAAATACATCCCATTGTTTCTTAGCAACAGTTGGCTGTGTTTGTATTTTACCAGACATCATTGTTCTACCTTCACCAGCTCCCATCATTAAATATTGTAAAGCATCATGAACGTGGGAGTATCTATTCTTTAATGGTTTCTCATCATATCTATCTCCAGATACTTGTAGTCTTCTATAATGATAACCACCATTAAAACCTTTTTTAAGATTGATACAATCAGTACTCATATTAAATCCTGGTGATCCATCTACTAATCTTGCAAGTGTAGAATCAACAGCTTCTATTCTTAAAGCAACATCATTAGATGGTGCAGGTATAGCTTTTAATCCACAGTTTCTCATAATTTGAAATGGAGTTCTTTCATCTGTTTGTGATCTAAAATCTCCAGCAGGATCTCCATAGATCATAACTTCATATCCTTTATATAATTTTGCAATCTCTCCTCTCAGTAATTCTGAGAATCTTATTACACCCATTTCAAAACAAACAAGCTCATTTATAATATTCCATTTACCTGTTGTAGTTCTTTGACCAAAGACAGCAGCAGGAGTTAATCCAAAGTCAACTCCAATCCATATTGGTTGTCCTGGTATTAAATCTATTTTATTTTTTGTAATGTGTAATTCTTCTTTGAAGCTGTGATACACAGGTTTACCTTCTTCAATAGATCCTAGTTTATTTAAAACATAAACATCTATCCATCCTTTTGTTTTACCTCTAATAATATTTTCATAATATTTTGGGGTTAGGTTTTTTTTATTTTCTGATTTAGTGTTATCTTCATATCCACTTATAAAACCATCCTTGCCTTTGTTTTCTAGCAAAGCAGGTGGTTGTGTATAGAAACTCCAGTTATCTGGTTTGATTAACATTAAAGCTTCATCTCGAGAGATGTGATCTGGTACAGGTACATCTGCTGCCATGATCGGCCACCAGTGATCTTCTTCTGGTGCATTGGTATCAGCTATAACTCCATACCAACTAGCCCCACCTTCTCTCATACTAGGAAATCTTCCTACTCTCATAGTACAAGCATCTATAATTGATTTGGGTATTTCTCTTGCTTCATTAACCCAAACGCCAGTCAATTCTAATGATAGTAATTTCTTAACATCTTCTGGTCTATCAAGAGCTAAGAAGATAACTTCTACATCAAGTTCACCAACTAAGATTCTATGAGTATAAGGAACGCTCCAGGCAAAGTTACCCCAAGTATCTTCTGGAAACCAATCTAACCATGTTTTGATTGTTGTAGTTCTAAGCTGTGGATTTGTATTTCTAATTACAGCCCATCTAGATTTTCTTTTACCTTCTGCATTCTTCTGTTGTAATAAAGCTCGTCTAAATATTTCAATACAACACGCTACCGATTTTCCAGAACCTACTGGACCACGCAGTCCTCTAAAGAAGTCTTCTGACTTCATAAATTTTTTTAGAGTATCGCCTTCTGGTTTGTATTTAAAATTAATCGACATTTACACCAACATTTGCTTTTAACAGATTGTATATAGTTTCTTCACCAAAAGCTTCAACAAGTTTATCAGCTTCATAGTCTGTTATCATATGTGTTGGGTAATTTTTTAAATGTACTTTTTTAACAATAGTTCTTAATCTATTTCTATCTTTTAAACTTAAATTATTGAGGAACGACATTTTAATTCTTTCACCCTTTCTAATACTATTTCTAATATCTCAGTTTCTTTTCCATACTTAGCTTCAAATTCTTTCTTAGCCATGTGTATAGAGAAGTTACCTTGATGATGGTCATGACATAACGGAATTACGTGGAAGTGGCTTGTACGTCTTCCTATGCCAGTTCCAGGGGGTCTTATATGATGTAGGTTAGCTGGTCTTTCGCAAACATAGCAGCCAAGCTCAGCCACCCACCTCATATGCTCTTTTTCTTTCTTTGTCGCCATTACTTCTTTTTCATTTTAGCTATGATCTTTTTTTTCAAAGCTTCTGGTAATGATTTCTGTTTTCCTGTTAACTTGCTTTTTGCAGCAGGTCTTCCTCTTTTTGAACCGTAGGTTCCTTTTCCGTAGGGCATTGTTCCTCCATTACTTGTTCGTATGTTGATCTGCATCCATCTGGTGTTGCAGCACTTGCCATCTGTATTGCTTGTATATCATTTTCGGCTGAATATACAATCTCTCTTTTGAGAGTGTCATCTTGCCATATATTAACTTTGTAATTCATGTTCTCTCCTTTGTTTGTTGGAAGGAAGAACCTTATAGAACTAAAAAAAATTTTGAAACGCACTTAGCAATGCTAACGCCCTTGCCCTTTGTACCTTGTAAGTTTCTTTTGGAGTTT